TGGCGCGGGTTGGAGCACATGGAACTCTAGTGATGGTGAGGACGATGACGGTCTCGAAAATTTTCTATTGTACGACCCCACCTTGGTGAGTATGGTAGAAGACGACCGCCGAGACTCCATTCCAAAGTACGTTGAATCCGTTTACCCTGAGTCCTACTTTTATGGCGGCGGCGCTAGCAAACTTTCAATTTACTGGGTACCTGAAGGGGTTATGTTTAAGGTTACGGAATACGACGGGTCTGAGTCCCTTGAGCTTCGTGACGCTGAAGACTGGAAAATTGCTTAGTTGCCGTGCGACACAATTACAAAAGTTCTCCACCCTGTAACCCCACATGCTAATACGAGTTCTTGGTGTCGCTGCTGGAGTGTCTTTACTCCTGTTCATTCTCTTTTTGAGGGGGCTTCCAGTGGTGTTTTTCCTAAAAATTGTACCGCTAGCACTCCTCCTTTTTGTTGCATGTGCGTTTATTTACGCCGGTGTAACTAAAGACTAGCCCAGCCTTAATTCCAAACCACTCACATTCAAAATCACATTCAAAATGTCACTCGCAAAAATTGGTATCGGCGTTGGTGCCGGTGCTCTCCTTCTCGCCCTCACAGCTGGTCAGTTCACTACGATCAACACCGGTGAAAACGGGCTCTATGTCGGTTTCGACGGCCAAGTGAAAAACGAGGTTCTGACACCAGGCATTAAGTACGACGGGTTCGGATCCATTAAGGTGTTCAACACCCGAAAGATCACGGTAACTGCAAACGACCTTCGCCCGAAGACCAAGGACAACACCATCATGAAAGAGATGGATGTTACTGTAACATACAGCATCAACCCTAACTCCCTTTACGAGTTCTTCACCAACTACGATCTGACTAATCACGTGATTGCCGAAAATGGTCAGCTTCAACTAATGTCCAGCTACATTTCCAGGTTGATTACATCCGCCGTAAATCAGTCTGTTGATGAGTTCCCCGCACTAGCTGTAAACAGCAGCCTGGAACAGATTCAAGACACAATCAAAACCAACCTGTCCGAAGCTCTTCGAAAGAACGGCCTTGACGGTAAAATAACCGTCGACTCCATCATCGTAGGCAAAGCTAACTTACCAGACGAATTGGTGGCGTCGGTAAATCGTGTAGTTGCTGCTCAGTCTGGTCTAAAGGAGCAGCAAGTTAAGACCGAAACTGCTCAACTTAAGGCCGAGGAAAACAAGGCACTGGCGTCCACAGTGACTTCGCAGTCTCTTGAGTACCAACGTCTTGAGGTTCTCCGTGAAGCCATGAAAAACGGCAGTATTCAGAAGATTCTGATTAACGGTGCCAACGTGCTCTCCCTATCCGAGGGTGTTTTTAACACGAAGTGAGTGTGGTCCGGGGGTAGGGGCGGGAAACCGCCCCTTGCTTCCCCGTAGCAAACACGCTTGTATACCCTTACAAAACCATCGTACTGGCACCATAACCCATAGGATACCGTAAAGAAAACATGGGAATGTACACAGAAATTTACGTCAACGTTGACCTGAAGGCCACGACGCCTGACGAGGTCATTACAGTCCTCAAGGCAATGTGCGGAAAGCTTGACAAGGAGGCGGAACGAAAGGCACTTAAAAACTCACCAGACCGCTGGTGCTGCCTTTTCAGTGACGGCAGCTTTTACACTCCACGAACACACTGCAAGTTTCTGGAACGAGACACGATCTCAAATCAATGGTCACTCCTGGGTAAGGGGGACACTAAGAACTATGGGGCAGAAATTCAGAAGTTCTTTGAATGGATTTCACCGTGGGTGGACGGCGATGAGGGTGACTTTATCGGCTACTCACGGTACGAGGAAGACCAACAACCACAACTCTACTTCTTGACAAAACAATGAACTTCGACAACTTTGGCCAGATTTGGAACGAGTCCCGTGGCCGATTCACAAAGTCTGGACGCGACGCCATTCACGAAGCGAAAATTGAAGACTGGGTAGATAGGGGCGTTGACCTTGCCTTTAACCCCTCCTTTTGGGAGGGTATGCTCCGTGAAGCTATTGAACGTCTTCAAGAAGAGATCGCAGGTACGGACAACCTGCGCTGATTGCACCGCCGTCCGACCCAAACTCCTGAACCAATCAACCTCGCAAAACCATGGGACTTGACTCCTACCTCTACGCTGAGAAATACCTCAGCAATTACAACAACTCTTCCGAAGAAAAGAAAGAAGCATACAACAAAATCGTAACAGCTTTGGGTCTAACCGACTTTGCAACCGTCAGGAACAACAGTCTTTACACGCGAGTCGAAGTGGCTTACTGGCGTAAAGCCAACCACATTCACAAGTTCTTTGTGAATCTATCTGAGGGAGAAGACAAATGCGAAGACATTTATGTTAGACGAGACGACTTGGTGGAACTTCTCTCTCGGTGCAAAAAACTCCTCGAAAGTAGGGACACCCCTGCGGAAACAAACACAGTAAACCCTGCGGATGTCCTACCCACCGAGGGGGGATTCTTCTTCGGACCGATAGACTATGGGGATCATTACTACTCCGACCTTGAACACACAGTCAAAGTCCTCGAGAAAATCCTCAACCACCCCGCGATTCCTGAGGGAGACTACAGTTGGAGTTTCGTGTACCGGGCTTCCTGGTAGTTCCCAGGATTTACTGCATCAGGTTTTAACTATGCTTAGGTTTCGATGGCTCAGCAACCCTTGAGGATTTCCTCCACCATTTGACCATCGAGTCCTTACCCATAGCGCAAAGTTGATACAGCTTTATTTTGTATCTTAACAAACAATCAACTTGAGAAAATGACAACCTTTTTAAACGCACTCGAAAACGAGTTTAACCAAACTACCACCGCAAACGGTGCGAAAGCCTACAAGTCCACCGAGTCTAAGTGCCTGGACCTTTTTGGAAAGATTGCAGCTTGCCGTGACAACATCAGCGAAGCAACTCGACTGTTCAACCTTGCCTACGCAGAAGACCCTGAGACCGCAACTCGAATCCTTTTCTGGGCACGCGACATTCGTGGAGGTCAGGGAGAGCGAAAGATCTTTCGAGAGGTTTTCAAGGAACTTGTGCGCAGTGACACCGCTGTCGGTGAGAAACTCGTCGGGCTAATTCCGCAGTACGGGCGCTGGGACGACCTTGTTGCACTCGAAGGAACTTCCGTGTGGAACGTTGCGCTCGAAGTGATTAAAGAACAGCTTAACGCCGATCTAAACACGGAAGTTGGAAAGTCCGTTTCACTTCTGGCAAAGTGGCTGCCCTCCATTAACGCTTCCAGCAAAGAATCTAAGAGGATTGGCCGAAAAATTGCCGAAGCAATGGGTTGGACCGAGAGACAGTACCGCAAGGCACTGACTGCCCTCAGGACCCAAGTCAAAATTGTTGAGCAACCGATGTGCTCTCGTGAGTGGGGAAGCATTGACTACAGCAAGTTGCCTTCTCGGGCTGGCTTTATGTATCGTAAAGCTTTTGCAAAGCGCGACGGGGACCGCTACCAATCCTACCTTGACTCGGTAGAAAGAGGTGAGGCAAAAATCAATGCCGGTACGATATACCCTTACGAAATCGTTCACAAGTACCTCTACGAAGGCGAGAAGAGCAATCAAACCCTGAACTTAATGTGGGAAGCTCTACCCAACTACATGGAAGGAGAGCAGCTGAACGGCCTGGTAATTGCCGACGTCTCAGGATCAATGGGAGGTAACGGCGGCATGCCTATGGCAGTTTCAATCTCGCTGGCGATGTACATCGCTGAGCGTAACACCGGGACCTGGAAGGATAAGTTCCTCACATTCTCTGCAACTCCCGAGCTGCAAACGGTCACAGGTTCTACAATTGCTCAACGCATCAGGAACCTTTCCAACGCATCCTGGGGAATGAATACGGACCTGCAAGCAGTCTTCAATCTTGTATTGAATACGGCAATCCGGAACAACTTGCCCGAAGCAGAAATGCCTCGCAAGCTCATCATTGTCTCAGACATGCAGTTTGATTCCTGCTGCAGAAACAACTCAGTGACAAACTTTGAGGCAGTGCGAATCAAGTATGCTCAAGCAGGGTATTCCTTACCGGAACTTGTCTTCTGGAATGTTAACTCTAGCGGCAACGTACCTATGAAAATGCATGATACGGGAACTTGCCTGGTCTCCGGATGCAGCCCCTCGATCCTTAAGGCAGTACTTACTGGAAGTGTTATCACACCTGTGGGGGTCATGAGAGATGCAGTCTATGCTGAAAGATATGATGCAGTCGGTGCAGCGTTCGAGAGACCATGAAGGGCACCATTTCCCCTCAGCTCAAGGCCATCTTAGCAAACCCTGCAACTTCTAAGGCTTTTCAACAGGGGTTCTTTGACCGAGACCGATCAAAACCCACGTCAATCATTGACTTGGGTAACGGTGAGAAACTTCTGGGCAGATGCCCCCAAACGAAGGAGAACTAGTCAAACTCAGGAAAGACCCATGATCTTTATAAAGCTTTCGGCGGCGTCATACACCGTTCTGCAAACCGTTTTCATAACTTTGAAGGTAAAGTAATGTGGAAGTTCAACGATCCCTTAAGTCAGTTGCGCTCTTTTCGTGACAGTTTACTGAGGGACGACCAACACACCTACGCCGCAAGGCTTGGAGAAATTGTGGAGTCCCTCGAAGAGTGGTATGAAGGTGCCATGGACTCGAACGAAGAGGCAGAGGGGGCTGAGGGAGTAGGTGGCTTTGATGAGTTAAGCAAAGTGTACAGAGAGGCAAACTCAATCTACGAGTCTAAGCTCTCCGATGAAGCCAAGTATGACCTTATTTTCTCCAAGAAGATATCACAAAAAGTCCCCTTCTCGTGGTACGACCCTGACACATCCTACGAAGAGGACGTAAGGTACTTTATGGATGCCTTTCGAGAGTACATGGGTGGTGCTCAGCGATAGGTGCCGTGCGGGGTCTCTGCTTGAGTCCGTTTACCTCCCGCGTACCCCAACCTATAATACGCCTGTGGGGCCAAGGCTTCACAGTCCCCCAGCCATCGCACAGAAAAGCGGTGCGAAAAACCGAAGAGTAGCCAAGTGGTTAGGCAGCGGTAATGCAAAAAGATTACCTAGCTCAGGTAATTCAGCAACTACCCAATACGCAAAAGGAACCGCCATACGCAAGTTCGAATCTTGCCTCTTCGATTGTTTACCCACGATAAACGTGGACTCAAGTACAATTGAGTACTTAGGGCTGAAACTAAACTTTAAGCAAATCAAAATGAAGGACAACTTTAACGTCACTCTTGAAGTAGGACTTAATCGCCTGCTTGACTTCTACTATGCGCTAAGGGAGTTTAAGTTTGGTCTTATTGACAATTCTTCCAGCAGCGGAGATGAAGAAGGGTACAAGAAAAATCTAATAGTTTCACTTGACACGGTGCTGGAATTACCCCTTTATTCCGGGATTGAGGAGCTTGAAGCAAAGGTCAGGGCTTTCTTTTCAACTGGGAATTTCTATTGGGTTGACGACGAAGGAACTAAACACGCAGAGCTAAATACTAACTTGTCACATGGTGAGCTAAACCCCTTCCTTTTCGGTGACTGCTCAGGACTCAGTGGGTGTATTAACCCCCTTCTCATAGGTGACTTAACTTACTTGCATGGGGATATAAACCAAAACCTTGTAGGAAGAGTGTTCCCCGCCTTGAAGGGGGATATTTCAAATCTTTACGGTAACTTAGGGCTGGGGGTGGATGCTCAGACACGCTTGTCCGGAGTTATTAACAAAGACTTAACCGGAAGCTTGTCCGGAGTCAAAGGCGGTGTGATAAACCCTCAGTTGAGGGGGGACTTGTCAGGTATTTGTGGAACCCTGCACCCAAAACTAACGGGAGACTGCACAGGCTTAACGGGCTTTGTGACAGGCCTCAAAGGGGACTGCACAGGCTTAACGGGGAGGCTAATTAACTTTACAGGAGATTGTTCCAACCTGTCGGGAGACTGCACAGGTTTAGAAGGGGACTGCACAGGTTTAGAGTACGACCTGAACAATATACCTTGGGACCTTAGGCCTAATCGTTTAGAGAACTTCGTTGGGATAATCTCCGGAGTTGGTAGTGACTATTCTCCCCCCTCTACCTTTAGGGTTGCATAACAAAATGAAACCCACTGAAGCAGGTTTTGACGGTGTCAAGGGCATACGACTAGGAATGACAAACATGCAGGGTGGTGGATTGTACCGGCTGCCACGCAGTAAAACTGCACCCAAAAACTCCCAAAACAAATCGTTAAAGAACATGCTGATCTGGTATTACCCCGACGATAGCGACTCTAAGCTCTTGTTCTGTAACTCTGACGGGGAGTGGTTTAATTTAACCTTTGAACCCAATAACATTGGAGAGTAGCTCAAGGGCTAAGAAAAAACTTTCAATATCGCTCCAGGTAGTTTTCGGAGCAAATACGGGACCGTAGCTCAAATGGTAGAGCACGAAAAGTTATCTTGACAAAGATACATCAGCAATTAAATTACCTCTTTTAAAGGCGCGGTTGCAGGTTCGAGTCCTGCCGGTCCCATTCCCATTCCCATTTTTGCTATGACTAACAGAAAAACCTCATTTCTCCTGACTCAAAACCACCTGAAACTGCTGAGAAGAATGCACGTTGGGTGGAAGAGGAGTACAGGCAGCTCCACGAACAAACTCAAACAGCCCTACAAATCATTCTCTCTACGGGGAAGTTTGAGGAAGGTTTGTACATGCTTACTGAACCGTATTCTTCTACATGGGTGCGGAAAGCCATGATCAATTCCATGATCTACAAAGACTACACAGCCAGTATGGTCTTCGATACTGAAGACAAGATTATTGTTGGTCATGTCCTAGACATCGACGACATTATCTCGTTTCACGGCGAAACGATAGCTGAATTTGAATCCAACTTTCATGCAGCCATCGAAGACTATCTAGCCGCATCGCAGGAACTTGGTTCTTCGCCGGAAAAGCCCGCAAGTTAAGGTACTTCGGGTGTCTAAGGCTCGGTTTCAGGTTCGAGTCCCGCCGGTTCCATTTTCACACGAACAATGAACAGAGTTTCAATTGCGATCTTAGTACTTTGTACCGTTTTGTCTGGCGGTGAGGCTTTAGGCAAGACTCAAGTAGTGATCACAGGCAGGAACGCAGAAGAAGTACAAAGAAATGCGTTCAGAGCCAAAATGAGCTATCCGCTCAGGCCTCTAAAGTGTAGTCAACGGTGCTCCCAATTGTGGGAAAGAGATTGAGTGTGATGTGGAGACTCTCAGCTCTAAAGAAAGGGCGGTTTACCCCCTTTCCTTTCCGACAGGAAAGCGGTATAGTTATTTCAGTCCAAGCAACCCCTCACAAACCATGCCCGCTTTCGCCATCACCAACAACCTTAATTGGTCTGTTTCCCCAAGGCCCACGGCATCGCTTAACTCCCAGGGAGTCTGGGTTGCGGATCCAGACCGCAAAGCGATTCACCGGGACGACACCGACGAACGCCTCGGATATGTTTCCACCGGGTACGAAGTGGTTCAAAACGCCCAGCTTCTCCAGATGATCAACCCTATGGTTGAAGAGGGGCTTCTGGTAGTGGAAAACATGGGATACTTGGCTCACGGGGCCAAGGTGTTTGCCCAAGCGAAAATCAACCAGGAGTTTCGTGTAGTTGGCGAGGACTACAACGCCTACATTACTCTTCTGAATGGGCACACGGGAAACGCCTCCGTGGCCATCGGTCCGGTTGCCACTCGCGTAATTTGCGGCAACACTTTTTCGATGGCTTACTCTAACATCGGAGAAAAATTCCGCCACTCTTCCGGAGTAAACGAGCGGGTTTTGGCGAGCACCGCAGTTCTTGACTACGTTAACGGGGCGATGAAGAAGTACTCCGAGAGCGTTGAAACCATCGCAAGTGCAACTTGCACTTCAACCCAATTCCGCACCTTCCTGGAAGCAACCTACAAGAAGGATGCCGACAAGATGCGCAATGTCAACGTTCTCAACGACCTGTTTTACAACGGGGCGGGAAACGAAGGGCGTACCTTTTACGATGCCATGAATGCTGTTACGGACTTTAGTTCCAATCGTAGTCGAAAGAGCGAGACCGGACGCTTCGGTTACGCAAACTTCGGCCAAGGCGCAACCATCAACCAGCGGGCGATGGAAGTGGCCCTTGAGATGGCTACTGTCTAACCAAGAGGGGTTAGGACCCAAGGGTCCGGCTCCTGAGATCTTACCAAGGGGAATGGGCGGTTTTCCGCCCCCATCCCTTACCGGGCACACGCTAAAGTTAATCAGCTTACCTCCCACCGCCAACCCTCCAATGAAATACCGCATTCGACACGAGGTATGAAAACTGATAACCCGTATGTTAGCATTGTCGCTGGCTTTGTTCTCATAGCTTCCATAGTCGGCCTACTTCTTTTAGGGCTCGGTGCGGTTAGCGTGGCCAGTCGTAGACTCGAAGAGAGCACCGCTGAGATTGAGAGGGAAGAAGCGAAGGTCTTAGCCGAAAAGTGCAAGCCGGTGAGTAACTCAGTTCGTGCAGACCCGTACATAACCGATAGGCCCCTAAGCCTCCACATTTGCAACGACCAAGGGGTCTCAACTTACTTTGTAACGCGTAAGCCTTTCCCCTAGGTTTGCTGGGCGAGGAAAACCCCTCACCGTTCACCTTTTCCAAACAAACTACCGTATTTTCGAACGAAACAATGACCACAGCAACTTGCACCGAAGCCCTGACGCCAGCTGAAGCCACTCGGGTTGCTCACCGGACGTGCACATCACAAGGGCTCCCTCCGCTCCCGCATATCCCGGCGAATTTCCTACTCGCCCTTGACGCCTTAGAGGAGTGCCAGTACAGAAACGTAGAAGAATTGGGAGGGTTGACACCCGAACAACAGGAAGCCAATCTCCTCCATGTCGCACTATGGATTGTTGAGCGCGACCGGAAAAACCTCCACATGGGTAGGTGGCACAAGCTCTGGTTTGACATTTCCCCACTTTCTTACAAAGACTGGTGCTACTATAAGGAACCTTCAAACGAAGCCGGTTTTCACACGTGCGGGACCACCCACTGTCTGGCGGGCTTCGCGCAGGTTATGGGAGGGATTGGTGCTTTTGCTCTCACACCTGAAGAAGCGGGAGAGGTGCTTCTCGGATCGAATGCAGCAGACCACTTCTTCGACACTGACACACAAGCACTTGTTTTCCTAGAACAAGTTATTGAACGTAATTCCCGTTCAGTACCCCCCACTGAGTAGTATGAAAATCACGTATAACGCACCGTCGAAAGTTGAACGCACCGTCGAACTTAACGAGTCCGATTTCCCGCCCCTTTATGGCGCAATCCGAGACTGTTTCCTGCAGAGACTTAAATCTTTCGGCTTGTCCAACCCGTTCTTCCCCTTTGAGTACGAAGCGATCGAGTTCTGTCGCACGGCGGGAGTTGATACGACTAATCGCATAGACGTGGTCGAATTCTTTGAGACGCTTCTTTTGAGGGGGACCACGGAAGTTTCAAACATTTCGGAAGAAGATGAAAACGGCAATCACTAGCTTAAGGGTGGCCGAGAAGGTTTCGGTGAAGTCAGGGGACTTTCCCAACATCCCCTATCTCATTGTCAACCTAACCTGGAAAATCTCACCTGACGACTTTTACTTTCAGGCGTTCCTTGACGATACGAAAGATATCGTGCAGCAGATAAGTGTTGTAGACCCCGATACGTGGAACGACCCGTGCTCGCTACACGAAACGAACTTTGAAAAAGTTTGGATTCCGCACGGAGATAGGTGGAAGTACATTCCAAAGTTCGAAACTTTCTGGTACAAGGATTACGTTTCAGACTGCCCGGTCGTTAGGGCCACCTTAAAAGAGCTCGAACACTTTCAGCAGAGAGAAGAGTTTTCGTCGGAGTACCGGTTTTTCGATGCGAGTATTTTGTACAAGCATCTCTCGGTCTTGTGCACCTTCACGGACTGATCCGGGTAAATTACACTATACATACCCTTTGCAGAGCAACTTTGGAACAAACGAATAAAGAGCCAGAGTGTTGCCGCAGAAGTTTCGGCGCATCCTTGATTGACACAGCTAAACGAATGCTGGACGATCCGTCGTTTGCCCCTCGCCAAGTGGCAAAGGACCGACTCGCACTTTGTGAGAGCAACGTGTGCGGCTCCTTCAATGAAAAAAGCTCAACCTGTGACGTGTGCGGATGCTTTCTTCCCGCTAAGACAACCATGGCAAACATGCGGTGCCCGCGAGACTACTGGGTTGAGTGGGTGAGAGGGGAGTCCAATGACGCGGGAGAGGGGGCTTAAGTCAGGGGTGCCTTGCAGATAAGGTTTACTACCCCCTGTGGGACGCTATTATAGTCATGAAAGCCCTGGTAGCTCAGTGGAAGAGCACTGTCCTTCTAAGACACCGGTCGTGGGTTCGAATCCCTCTCAGGGCGTCGGCTGCCTTTGCAGCCACACTAAACAACAACAATACAAAATGGCAAATCTTTCAATAGTTGATCGTGCCGCACGAATTAGCAACAAAAGCCCCAGGGGAGCAAAGCTCCTTCTGAAGCTTAGCGAGGCGAGCACCAGCACTGAAGTTCAAAGTGCTCTTGACGAATTTGACTTGGCGTTCGGAGTTCAAACTCCCTCTGTCTGAGCTTTACCTTGGGTTCCACCCCACACGGTGGTTCCCCCTTCATGGGCGCGTGGTGTACGGTGCACAGGGACCATTATAAAGTCCTCTCCGGCAGATTACCGGCTAGTTAGGGTTCGACTCCCTACGCGCCTACTTAGTTTCAACTAGCCGAAAACTCGTTAAAGAAACAAGGAAGAGTGGCTGAGCGGCCGAAAGCAGCAGCTTCGAACACTGTAGAGGGTTAAACCTCCGGGGGTTCAAATCCCCCCTCTTCCGTTTACGGTTTCCCCTTTGACCACACAGATGTTCAACGGAGCTAAAGAAACCGTTATACACATGCAAAATGACAATTAAAGACAAACCGGAATTCGTGAATGAAGTGATTTCACGGGTGATTAACAACGCACCAATAAGCGAAGTTCTCCGCGTATACTCCCTCTCCGTAAAAGCGGCAATTGATGAACTTGACGACGACGGCTTCTTTCAGGCCGTGCTTAACGCAGGGTACACAGACCTAATTGAAAAGTACACAGACCTTGACGACCTTGACGAATTTGTTGAGGGTTTCTCGGGGGGTGAAGGAAGTGTGGTTTACGATAACACAGGAAGGTCGGAAGTTCAAAGTGCTCTTGACGAACTAAGCTTTGACGCTAGTCTTTGACGGACCGACGTTCGGACTAGTGACACTGGATACCAGGGCCAAAGGAAGAAGAGTCTCGGATCCTACAGGATACACTTAAGACCCGGTGAAAAGGGACGGTTTCCACCCTTGCCTTCCTGGATCAAAGGGGCTATAATGGGTGTGTAAGCGAGCTTGGTTCTCCAAGTATGAAGCGTGCCATCAAAATTGACGGCAAGGTTACCGTCCCTAATTTCACTATTGAAAAACTCCTGCGGTCGGTGTCAGAGGACGCGGCAGGTAGGTCCGACCCACGGTTGTGGACTCTCGGGGATGTCGGGTCCATGCCAGTGCCAGACTGGCTTCGCGCCACTTTGCCTGAGGCTCTTACGCTTCTGAACCGTGCAGGACAGCAATACAGGTTTCCTGACCCGACTGACAATATGCGCCGCGAGGGCGCCACGGTTGTGTACGGGAAAGGGTCCGTAGGTTCGCACGAAGACTACGAAATGACTGGTTTGTCTCTCTTGGTTTTTCTCGGGGGGCACACCCCTGACGACGAAGCTCCCTACGGCAGCCAGCTCATATCTGAAGGTGAGTTTTACGCTGGCGGAAAAACAACCCTACTAAGGTCAGGGGACTCGCTGGTTTTTGATGACAGGGAAACGCACTCTTGGATGGCCAACGGCTGCTGGTTCTTTCTCGTTAGCCCCCTCAACAAAGTTTAGTATGCCGAAACTTCTCCCACTTAATTCTTTCGTCGAACAAGTTGCACAACATTCCTTTGACAACTGGGATGGTGGCGGAGACGGCAGAATTGGGGACTTATTTTGGCCTGCGATTATCTACGGAGTGCCTGAAGTTGATTTAGAAAGGAAGGTTAGGGCAAAGTTTCAGGACATAAAAGCTGAGTATAACGAAAGATTCATCTTCAACTAACCAACCGACAAGTGAAAGGTGCCGAAAAGTATTCTCTGCCAAATTGACCCCCGAGGGCGCCTACAAAAACCTGAAACACTTCAGGAGTACGGAAAGCTTCGGGACTACATGATTCAAAGGCCCTGGGAGTCGCTCAGTGACGGGGCCTTCATTGAGCTAGTTACCAAGAAAGGTTGCACCTTTTACGGCTGCCTGTTCAAAGGACTCGACCTCGTGGAGCTGCAGTACCAGAGACTTTGCTGGCATACGCAAACTCTCATTGGAGTAGATTTTGACAAGTGTCAGGTTAACCCTGAGAAAATGGTCAAGCTTTACACTGAGCTAGGCTACAAGCCTTGGCTCGCCTACCGAACGTTTTCCGACGGTCAACACCTTGGAAAAAGCTCCTACCGGCTCCTGTGGAAAGTTGACGTGAATCTAAATGTTTCCTACGAAACGACCCATGGCTTCATCAAAGCCCTTGCCGCATTAGCTGGAAAGGGGGTGGCGGACAAGCATAGCATGGACCCTAGCCGAATGTGGCAAGGTTCTCGAAAGGGATACGTGCACTACGACCCTGAAGCCCCCTTGCTCGACCTAAGGGGGCAACCGGTCCCGAAAACATCCAAAACATCTGACATCCAAAACAACTGTGAAAACCGCTGTAACGTTCGGGCGATTTAACATCGGTCATCCTGGCCATGTAGAGCTAATTGAGAAGTTGCTATCTTACGGTTCAACCGCAAGAGTGTATGTGTCCTTAGGAGGGAGGAACAACGACTGGGACCTTCGAGTTTTACTTCTGCGGACGCTTTGCCGCCAAGCAAGCATTGATCTAAGTAGGGTATCATTTCTAAAGGCCATCGACCCCTTTGCCGGGTTGTCAGAGGTTCTAAAAGGTAGAAAGCCAAGCGAGGTGATCCTCGTTCTAGGGTCCGACCAAGTTTCGCTCGGGTTGCAACTTTCGCAAACTTTCGGTGTCTCTTTTCACGAGAACGAACGAAGTGGGTCTAGTACGACACTCCGAAAAGTTTTGGACAAAGGTGAAATCCCGGCACCTTTCCGGGGAAACAGGTACGCTTTAAAACTTGCAACACTCTTGAGAAACAATGAAAAGTTCAGAAAAGCTCAAAGAAAAGCTAAGGTATCTGCTTAGGGGTTACTCTGGCGTCAAAGTGCGATCGTCATGGCCCTGGAACGACCTTGAGTTTAGAGAAATTGCTTGGGTGGTTCAGGACTATGTGAACAACAGTGGGGAGGTTGTGAATGAGGATCCTCTCCACGAGTGGGTTGAAGAGTACAACTTTTTTCGGTCTGAGACCAAAAGCTAAAGTTGGCCGGTAAACCTCTTGTCCTTGGCCGGTTTCCCGCCTTGCCCTGGCGAGGGGAAACGGTATAATGTAAGTATGGAAAACAACCCTGAAGCATACGTGATGGTCGGTGCCCCTGGCTCCGGAAAGTCAACCCATGTGGCTAAGCTACTAGAGCTTCACCCAGATGCCGTTGTACTTTCCGGCGATGAAATTCGCGCTGAGCTCTACGGAAACGCGGACATTCAAGGAAATTACGTAGAAATCCACGACCGTATGCTGGAGATTCTCGAAGAGAATGTGGGCCGGACTGTAGTCATGGATGGAACCCACTACAGAGCAGCTTACCGCAAGGAAGCAGTTGCTATGCTAAACTCGTACGGTTACTGCAAAATCACCGCTGTTGTCCTTGACAAGCCCCTCGCCGTTTGCTTGCGGCAAAATGCTTCTCGCGAGCGCAGGGTCCCGGAAGAAGTGATTGAGCGCATGCACGCTTCCTTACAAGCTTCCCTCAAGAATATCACCAACGAACCCTTCCACCGTATTGACTTCATATACTGATACAATGATTTCCTACAGCAACAAATTACATCAAGGTGATGTAGTTGCCCTTGGTGACATTCACGCGACCTGGCCTCTTTTCGAGCAATTTTTGGCATGGGTGAAAGACTCTCAGGCTACAGTCGTCCTTTTGGGGGATATGTGTGACCGTGGCGGTGGCGACCTGAAAGTTTTAGAGCAGGTGAAAAGGCTCCTCGACGATCCGGAAAGTTGGGGGCTTCAAGCCTTTTACGCCCTGATGGGAAACCACGAGAAGATGTTTCTTGATGCTTTGGAAGACCCATTCGGCAGTAGCTACGTGCTGTGGGTTCAAAACGGCGGAAACTACGACCAGGTGGGCGACATGGAAAGAGAGCATAAGGAGTGGATTCGAAATCTACCCTTGTACATGACAATTGCGGACACTCTCTTCATTCACGCTGGGATCTACCCCGGTCACGATCCTGCAGAGAGCATTGCCTATGGAAGGGGTGAGGCACTGCTATGGATTCGACAACCTTTTCTGAGATACGGGCCGGAGTTCGAAGGGTGGAACCCAAGACTAAAGAAAGTTGTTCATGGGCACACACCGACCAACTTCGAAGAACCACCCCAGGACCATCTCCCCGTTGTGAAGGGACAACGCGTAAATATAGATACGGGTGCGTTCGTTAAGATAAAGGGCCGCCTAACCGCTTACAACGCCACTCAAAATACTTTCCACCAGTTTTCACGGCAACCTTGCAAGAACTAGTCTGGAGCCAAGTTCCGACACCAAAACCACACCAAAACCTAAACAATGAAACTGCTTCTCGTAGACACATCCGCGCTATTTTTTCGCTCGCGCTCAGCTCTCTGTCGAGCTATGGGTGAAATGGTTACGAGCTATGGAGCTCCAGTAACTGGGACTTATGGGTTTTGCAACGCCTTACTTGCCGTGATGGCTCAGTACGAGTACGATTGCGTAGTTCCTTGTATAGATAAGGGTGGAAACTTTCGCAAGAAAGAATCTGGTACTTATAAGGCGAATCGAGAAAAAGCCAGCGTTGAGCACTACTCCGACCTTTCCCTCCTGGTTGAAGACGTCCTTCCAGCTCTTGGCTTTTCGCCAGTGGGTGCTCAGGGTTTTGAGGCGGACGATGTTGTAGCTCATATTTCTCGTAACTCTCCTGGATATAGTGAAGTTCACATTTTGACTTGCGACAAGGACTTGCTTCAGCTTGTCAACGACAGAGTAAAGGTGCTGCTTTTCAACTCAGCTAAGAAAATGGAGCTGGTTGACATTGAGGGTGTTAAGGGGCACTTCGGTGTTCCCCCCTCAGACGTCAAATTCTTCAAAGCTTTGTCAGGGGACTCCTCAGATAACATATCAGGTGTCCCCGGAGTTGGTCCGAAAACCGCAGTAAAGATAATCCAAGAGTGCCATACCAGCGACACAAACTCAGAGCTGTCGCTCGCCGATCGAATCGCATTTCACCCCAAGGTAATCACAACTGCGTCCACATTCTTTAGAAACCTTCGCCTGGTCACTCTTGAGGACGATGTTCCCGATTTGTCGTGGTACGCATCTTCACCGCCGTCTGAACAGAGTGTAGAAGCACTCTTTGAGGGTTTAGAGTTCAAGTCGTACTTGAAGCCAGCACGGTTGAGCAAGATTCTGAAAACACTCAAGGTTGTTTCGTAGGACGAATAACTACCGATCACACCTTAGGACCATGAAATACCCACGTGTCCGCCCCAGACTCACTTACCTCCGCATCCTTGGAAATATTGCGTTGGTAGTTGGACAATTTGTTTTGCTTTTCTTGGACCGCAAGGTGGGCCTATTAATTCTGATTACAGGGAGCACTCTGAGCCTTCCCTTCTTTGTAAAGAAAAAGCAGTGGGATGTAGTAGCTGTCATCGTAGTTGGAATAGCCCTGAACGTCTTTGGGCTAATATATAGTCCAATCTCTCACTAGCCCTTGTTGGTGAGTGGGCGGTTAGCCCCCTTCATAGGGCGGTTTCCGCCCTTTGTTTCTGCCTCGCAGAAACGGTATAGTAAATGTATGGAAAACGACTCAGTCCGCTCCAAACTCGGACCTCGCCAAAAGGGTCGGAAACGAAAGGGCAGAACCAAGCCCCAAGCTCTTCGCCAAGCGAGGGCTCGCCGCGCCTGCCTCCTTCAAAAGTTGACCCCTCAGTCCCACCCGCAAGCAAAGCAATGACCTGCACCCCTGCCACTGAGAAGAGTGAAACTAATGCTTCTGCCCTTGCGTCTGAGTACAACGGAGTTTGGGCGTCTGTTCACGATGTCCGAAAGAAACTTGTCCAAGCGAACTGCCCCTCTCGTGGCGCTATGGATGAGGAAGCATGGGAGTTATTCTGCGAGGAACGAGAAGCGGCTCTTGAAAAGCTCAGGCAGGTAGAGGATTACCTTATGGACTTGGCTTTCCAGTACTCATGCGAAGCTTCTCGCAACCTTTCTGTGGAGCATGTGTAGGACATGGAAAACAGCAACTTAAGCAAAATTAAGCCGAAACTGCGAACGAACGGCAGAGTCTCGGGGAACTTCGGAAGGAACAAAATCCAAGGTAAACTAGGAACCCTGGACCTCAGCTCTGAGGTACTGAACAAAGAAAACCTGCAGATCCCGAACCGGGCCGCAGTTTACGAGAGACTCGAACAAGCCTATAATACCACCACGGATCCTAAACTCAGGGCCACCCTGGCTGAAATGCTTAGAAAGCGAAGAGCTACGGTCCAAGTCCGAGTTGTGACGAAAACCAGCAAACCACGATCGGACTACTGGGAGGAGGTCAACCGTGTACGATAAACCTGCCCCATACAAGTCACCCCTTCGAGTTGGGTTTAATTTCCCATCGTTCGTAACATACAAGTGCCCCACTACGGATGTACTCGTAGGGAAAGTTTACAAAAATGCCGAAGGAAAGTGGTATCTTACCTCTTCGTACTTAAGGTGGCAACCAATCGAGGTTTTCACTAAGATAGGGGGCTTTCTCTTCCTAAACCAACTTCACAAGAGGCGACACCATACCCAATGAAACCAACAAAACCCACTCGAACACTCAACCATCTTAACCTTGTTAAGAAGGGTACCCAGAAGAGGGTGGCACTCTACAAGGCTCAGCTTGAAATGGCCAAAAAACCCCAATCCTAACCCATGAGCCATACTTCCGCGATTACACAGGTCTTTACACAGTGTGAAGGTGAAGAAATTCACCGTTCGGTGAGTCTCCCCAACTCAGACTGGCTCGTTTTAGCTCAGTGTGCCGAAGCCTTTTCCTCCACCTTCAGGGCACAAGCGAGTCAGGTAATTGCCACTTATGTGACACGTGGACAGCTTGATTTGGCTGTGAGCGAGGCAGCGAAAATGAACATATTGCTTCAAAAACTAGACAGTATTTATATTGCCCTTGTGTCGTGACACCTAAAAATAACCCCTTAGTAGTGTTTGACATTGATATGACACTTACGAGTGAGTGGTATTACGAAGATAATGTTGCAACGCTTCGAGCCAATTTGCCACTCGTTCAACTTGCGGTATCTCTAGCTGTATCCGGTGTTACAATCCTTATATCCACTGCTCGCCCAAATCGTCTTCGAGCCGACTCAGAAAACTGGCTACAAAGTGTGGGAGTTAAGTTCGACGCCATATATATGAGGAAGGACGGGGACGATCGCCCCGACCACTACGTTAAGACCGAGCAAGCTCTTGCAATTATTGAAGATTTCGGACGTCCTTCGCTTTGGTACGACGACAACCAAGACAACTGCAAAGTTGTGAGAGAACTTGGGATTCCTTGCGTTCAGGTTATGCAATGATTCATACACACTCGCACCAACCCCCTAGGAAAAGAAGAGACTTAATGGCTACCATGGCCGAAATGAACTTCCACCTGCCAAACGTCGTTCCTGAGCGACAGGAGCTTGTTGCAAACTTCATGGTAGACCAACTTCGTGGTGCTTCCCACCGGCCAAAACAACACCCGCAACACCAAACAACACCTATGAGAACTGACCCCGTTATTTCTGTTTCACTTCCTCGCGAGACATGGTCGTTTATAAACGACCTTCTTAAGGAGAAGCAAGCATCTTTCGAACGTGACATTGACAGAGTGGATGACATCGGTGGGGCTGACTACGCTCAAGTTCTAATCGATTGCGCCGACCAATGCAAGCAAGCGTCTGATGAAATTTGCTTAGCACACTCCTTGGCCTCCTTCGACTTGCCTAAAGACAAGCGCTAAGCCAGCCCCACAATCCCCATATCAAATGTTGTCCACTGACACACGACTCCAGCTACAAGACATTGCAGACCGAATCTCAAGACACGAGGAGATTTCCTTTGAGGAGATTTCCTTTATCCAGAAATGGTCAGACCACAATCGCCACGCCTACGAAATCCTTAAGAGGGCGCGTCGGAGAGCAATCTCGGGGGAGCCTGAGCCGGGGTCACTCGACGAACTTATCGACGGGATGAACCTCGGCTTTGCGGATCCTTCCTCTCATTTAGTTGGACCACAGTCCCCAGACGATCTTGCAAACTTTTTCAGGGCGCCCCCGTGGCTGAGACATGACTAAGGGCCATGGTACTTCTGAGACACGGGCAGAAGCCAAGCTCGAGACCTTAGATCCCACAACCCCGTGGTACGAGTTTCTCTCCTACTGTGAAGCTTGTCGGAGCTTGAACGTGAAAGTGTCTGTTGGTCGCTTCACCCGTTACCAAAACTATATTCGAACAATTTCGCTATGAGCTACACAGGACAGTTAATAACCTTTGAAGGTCTTGACGGCTGCGGAAAGACAACACAGCTCCACGCTGTGTTTGACTGGCTATCACGTAGTGGGAGACTACCTGAAGGGACCAAGGTTGTTAAAACTCGAGAACCAGGGTGTTTGCTCGGTGTACGAGACTTGCTTAAGAACCCTAAGGCTGCGATCACACCGAAAGCCGAACTTTTACTGCTCATGGCCGACCGGGCTCAGCACGTTGCAACAGTAATAATGCCAGAGCTGGAAAAAGGTAACTGGGTGTTATGCGACCGATTTTACGCGAGCACCTTAGCCTATCAAGGGTGGGGACGAGGTTTGGGGCCTGAAGCGGTAGAGAAAGCCCACGAACTTGCCTGCGGAGTCTTGTACCCTGACTTGGAACTGTTTTTCGACGTTCCCGTTGATGAGTCCATGAGACGGCTTTCAAGGCGAGAAAACGACGGGCTGACTGTCCGAGACAGGTTTGAGCGGTCAGAACGACCTTTTTTCGACCGCATACTTACAGGATTTCATAAGCCCAACGAACAAATGGGACTGAAATGGTACCCCGTGGTTACAATCGACGGGTGTCAAACGGTTGACGAGATTACTCGGGAATGCATACGACTAGTATCCCAACTTTTGCCCCGAGAGGCGAACTTCACGGACGTGCCACCGTGCCGAGTAGACGATCCCGAGTTTTGGTACGACACTTCTAAAGAAACCTACAAAGTTCGGCTTGAGCGGGAGACCTCACGGATTCAGCCACGATCTTGCAAGACTGACGAAAAACTTTGTTAAAACTTCCACATTTGATATGAAACCTTTTCTACACGGGAGGATACATGCCAGAAAGTACGGAGGCTCACCCGACGACTACGCCGACATCGACGACTTTATTGACAGTAGCAAGATCGCCTTTCCCGACATTCGTCATCGGGCATTGCTGCACTCGTCGTTCGGGTGTTTTGTCGTTGAGCAGATGTTCGGTCGCACACGCACAAACTCTGCTGGACTAACTTACTCTCCCCGAGACATCGCCGAAGATCACATTGTTCAAGACCTCGGGTTCATTCCCACGGTCGAAAAGTACCTGAACAACATGGTTGCGCAACCGTGGATGTCCGGGACTAACAAGTCACCCAACAAACAAACCAAATTCATTCCAATCGGAGACTAACATGACACACCCCTTAGACACACTTCTTCAAGAGTTTACAGAGCAACAGGAGAAATTTCAAAAGGTCGCACAGGAAAGGCTGAAAGAGTACTTTGCTGAGTTCTGGGAAAAGAACCCTGCCATCAAGGCCGTACATTGGTCTCAGTACGCCCCGTACTTCAACGATGGGGAACCTTGTGAGTTTAGTGTTCATGATCCGTACTTCACGTCAAGCTGGGGAGAGTACGACGGAGAGAAGGAGGGTGTGTGGTCAGACCAAGACCCTGAGTTCGACGGCGTGAACGTTGAGTCCACACAATCCCTGGCAAAACTACTCACATCAGGTGTTATGGAGCCGATCATGGAGATCATGTTTGGTTCTGACAACGTCATAGTTGCGACTCGGGAGGGTTTCAGCGTAGACTGCGCTGAACATGACTGACTTGGTGAAGGGGTTGAACGGTTAACCCCCACCTTAGGGCGGTTCACCCCCCTTTGTTCTGCCCCACAGAAACGTTATAGTTAAAGAGTCAATCAGACAACGAAAATGCTAACTCAAACTGCTCAGCCCCGCAACAAGCAGCACGCTGGACAAATTCTCCTCCGCGCCACGCGCTCCCTGGCCGCACCTACCCTAAGTTACCAACCCGAGGGGTCTGTTCAGCAGCTACCGAGGGATGTAGCACTCGACACCCGCTGGTTGGGGCGAAAAAGGCTGCGAGTGTTCACTCGTGTTATTTCACGTAGAGCCAATAACGCACTGGTCGCACTTGCAGGGTCTGCTGAGATAAGCCCTATCAACTTCGCATCTGAAGCAGATAAGCCAGACTCAGTCTTGCTCGTTGCTGTAAACCCTCAGCGAAACACTGTTGACGTTTTTGACTTCCCCCTTGAAGACCGATGTGGAAAGAAAGTGACCAAGGAGACCTTGGCCGTGTCGTGGTCGGTGAAAAAACAGAGTTACGGTAAGCACCAAGCAAAGCTCACGTACAGCTACAAAGCTAAATGAGATCTGCTAGTCTCTAGCAGCACTTTCACCGGGCAAGTGACGGTTAACCGAACCTTTCGAGGACGGTTTCCCCGCTTGCCTTTTTAATCGTAAGACGCTATAGTAGGTTATGGAACTAAAATCGACCCTTTCTGAGTCGTTCTTTCGCCGGTTCTGCCCAGATCCCACGGTGATGTACGATCTTGGAGAGATTTACGCAGAATTTAACATCCGCTACTTCAACGGGGACTTACCAATTCTTCCGTGTAAGATTCGGACAGACGAAAACGGAGAAACTTGGTCGCGATATGACACTCTAAAGTGGGATGGTCGCATGGGTCGCAGAATCCTGGGCACATACAAAACGTCTGCACGGCGCGGGTTCGGAACCATTCGCCTCTCTCGCGTAATTGCAGGTGACCCTGTAAAAACAAGAAGCATTCTCCTGCACGAGATGCTTCACAAGTACCTTGATTTTGAGTGTCGAGACGACGGGATTAAGGGCCACGGTGAAAATTTCGTGAAGGAGGCAAAGAGAATCAACGAACTTTGTGAAAGAACCGGAGTTAAGCACCGCATTCAATTCTACGACGAAGAGATCACACAGAGTTATCCGTTTGTTGTACCAGAGCTTCTGGGAGACAAAGTTCATTGCAGCAAAGACCTAGACATTGCTCGAAACATGCAGTCTGTGATGAGGGCCGCGTTCTCACAAAAATTCACGTACTTTCAATGAGATCTCCGGATCTCTTTTTATTGTGACAACCTATGAAACCATCAGACGAACAGTTAATCGAATGGGCAGAGCTTTATTGCTCGAAGTGGATTATTCCTACAGCAGTTTCAGGGAGTTCTATTCCTGCCTTCGTAGAAGACGTTATGAACTGGACCATTGAAAAAATCGCAGAAGAATTTGATCGCAAAGAACAAGCAGGTGCAAAAGGTTACGGGCCAAGTGTTCCCGCTAAACTAGTACGACAGTTTGGTTCGCCACCTGGTCCAACACTGAAGCAGCTTTCCTTGCTTGCTCTAAACGAACTTGTGCCTCTCGAGGACAGGGAGAAAAGTTCATACAAGCTGCTGTTAACCGTTATTTTGACCTTGCCCGAGACACCAACCAATACTCTTTAAGAGTTTGTGATTGATGTTAATAGTGACACCTTTCACCAGGGTCAACTCTTTTGTTTAGTCGCAAGAAAAAGAGCCAGTTAACCTCGTTGGGTAATAATTCATCCTGATCAACCGAAGATGACTTTTGAGACAGAAAATTTAACGAAGGGTTCTAAAGCCGCTTCAACCGGAAATGAAAAATGCAACGATAACTGTTCAGTGAGTGAAGCCGTTGTCTGTGATTTACGCTCTCGCCAAGAGCCCCGCCGAATCGACCTCGACAAACTATACGAGTGCGACCCGAAAGAATACATTGGCTATTTCGCCGACGAAACCTCTTACGACAACCTTATTCAAGAAGACTGCGACGTTTATGTGGGCGGAGTGAAAGTTGTTGCCTTTCGTAAGGCACTTTTTCCCAAGCTGCGCGATGGCTCGAAAGGTAGCCCGGAAACTTGGAAATACTTTCGCTGGGCAGCAAGAGATTTGTACTCAGATCAGCGAGGCCTAGTTGCTGGTAGAGAACTAACTACCCAACTCGAGATAAGGGTAACCAACGGTATTCTAAACTTCTTCAAGAAGGCGATGGCCGGTCAAGTCACTGACGTGGAAGAGGCACTAAAAATTGCTTCTCTCTCTCCCGACATGTCAAAGCTCACTGTCCGAGTGAATGATGTTAAAAAGGACTTCCCAGAAATTGAGAAAGCTTTAGAACCTATCGAGAAGGAACTTCGCAAGAAAACGCTGAGCGAAGAAAGAAAGGTAGAGCTGAAGGAAGCGAAGGGTAGGGAACTTGCGAAGTGGTTCCCGACTTGGCTGTCTGAGACTTGGAGTGCATCTAAGGACAAGGTTTCTGAGGCGAAACGTGCCGACGACAGATACGTGGGAAAACAATACCGTTCAAACAAGTGCTATTCCAACGTGATTGGTGCTTTTGATAGGGGTGCACGTAACCCCTACGGTCGACTAACTGCAACTACCGTTCAAGATTACGAAGGGTTCGTCAGTCACACTGATATTTATCAAACCGCTTGTTCCGCACTCAAAGAGACCCTAAACACTCCTGAAAACCCTCGGTGGGACCGCCTTAACGAACGGTTCAGTAACGTGAAAGACCCGCACTACAACCTGTTCGGGACGGTATTCACTGCCCTAACGCTAAACTGGAATTTCCGCTGTGCGATGCACTACGACGGAAATAACTGTGAAGGGGGTATCGCCGTTCTTACCGCAATTACTCAGGGCGAATATGACGGCCATTACCTTGTGTTCCCTGAGATCCGTTGCGCTTTTGACCTTCGCGACGGAGATTTCATTGCAGGCGACAACCAGGGCTTGATTCACGGCAACACCGCGATGATCCCGAAAACTCCGGACGCTGAACGAGTGTCGTTCGTTTTCTATTCACGAGAGCGCATGACCGTTCTTGACGACATGGAGTGCGAGGACTGCCGCCGAGATTTCATGCGATACGCGGCAGACAACCACAAGGAATACGGAAAGGGTCACAAGACCTGGAATGGTGTCTGGAGCGGAATGTGGAAATCACCGGAATGGATGTCGTATAAAGCCGAACACGGCATGGAACGTTGCTCAAATACTAACTATTGGGGCACCGAGAATTAACCCTGAAGCCGCCAAAGCGGCAGTTAACGAACGAAACACAGCATTACTAACAATGGACACAAACAAACAGCTTAACGGTGGCGATGCGGAGCGGCAAGTTGCCTTGGAGAGTATTGAACCCAGTGAAGCAACAACAACAACCATTACGGTGGAACTCCCGGTAAGCTTCGCTGAGGCTTTTCGAGCACTTGCTGAACGAGAGGAGTTGTCGGAGAGTAACCTTATTGTACGATCGCTCGGGCTCTACTCCGTTGCATCTCAAGCCGAGAGTGAAGGGTACGGACTTACGTTTACTCGTATTGAGGGAACCAACGACCTGACCGCCAAGGAAGCAATTCGCATCGAAGATGAGCCCGAATCTAACTTGTTCATCCCCGGCAAGAGGCAATGACTCGAGAAGCAATAGCGAAAGAATTGCAGTCTAGAGCTA